GTTCAGACGTGTGCTCTTCCGATCTGATGGTTTCGAACCGTGTCATGTTCTTACCGTCAGACCGTAATGTGTCTAGGGAGTCTTGCCTAGAAAAAGCGCAAATCTTCTATTTTAGCTTATATATATGCAAATTCGTCTATATCGTTTATAGTCGGCTAAAATCAACCTAATTCATGGCTAAAGGCTCTTGCGTCGCTTGGGAGGACCGGCTAATCGACGGCCTGAAGCCGTGTTATTCTTTTGATCCTGAAAAATGGTATCTTGGAACGCCTTGCAAGCATGGCTGCCGGTGGCCTGGCACTTCTCTCTCTCTTAGGAGTCAATACAGAACCAAAAATGGAAGGCGAATAAATCATTGTGCTTGCAAGGTGAAAGGAAAGGCGTGGCTTCTAAGTTTTCTTGATTTAAGCAGTATTGGCATTAGCGACAAACACATTTTATTGCCGCTTTGCAAAGAAGGTCATGACTGGAAGAACACAGGGTTTTCATTAAAATATAAATGCGGTAAACATTGCATAGAATGCGATAAGGCGCTTCGTAACACGCCAGAGCGAAAAGAGTACAAGAAAAAACAACACAAGGTCTGGTATCAAAAAAACAAAGAAAAGCATTGTGCACAAACGCGGAAAAATTATTTAATTCGTTGCGAGAAAGAACCTGAAGCAGAAAAGTTTAAAAGACGAATGCACAAACACAATCGCAAGGCACGGCTGAAAAACGCGCATAGCGTGCCAAACGTATCAAAAAAAGAAATTAACCAATATATATTGAATAATTTTGAAGCCAATACATGCATTTATTGTGGAGCAAAGGGCGAAATGCATTTAGACCATTTTTTCCCATTGGCAAAGGGCGGGCCGAACGTCCTTGGCAACCTTGTGCCAGCCTGCCCAAAATGCAATAGCAGCAAAAAAGACAAAGACCCGCGTGAATGGTATTTTGAGCAACCGTTCGCCACCAAAAAGAAATGGTTTACAATTTTAGAAAAGATTAACACGTTCGTGACTAGCGGAGTAGCTCAATTCGCACTTTTCTAATGGATGAAAAAATTACCACGAAAGAACTTTCCGAGATTCTTGGCGTTACCCAAGGAAGGATTTCTCAATTAAAAGGCCAAGGCAGGTTTGACGGTTGCTTTGAGTTTGTTGGTAAAAACAAAATCGCGTGGGATAAAGCGGCCGCTGTAGCTGCGTACAATAATGAACCAACCCAGCAGGATAGCACGCGCACGCCAACATCGGAACTAGAAATCCCTACGTTCAACGAGTCGCGTGCTAAGTCAGAATATTTCCGCGCTGAGATGTCGCGCCTAGATTTGGAGGAAAAGGAGGAAAAACTATGCGATGCCGAGAAGGTCAAGCGGGAGGCGTTTTCACTGGCACGCTCGGTGCGGGATGCCTTGAACAGCATTCCTGATCGGGTTGCGAACCAGTTTGCCGCCGAGACTGACAGCGTCGTAATACATCAGGCCCTGTCAGAAGAATTGCGCAAAGCATTGGAGAGACTGACTGATGCGTGATGGTTCTGCACTTTACCGCGAGTCATTTTTAAGCGGGTTACGGCCCGATGAAAACTTGACTGTTTCGGAGTGGGCCGACAAGTACAGGATGCTGAGTGGGAAGGCATCGTCAGAGCCAGGGCCGTGGCGAACTGATCGAACGCCCTACCTGCGTGAAATCATGGACTGCATGTCGTCCAGCAGCTCTGTGCAAAAAGTTGTATTCATGGCTGGTGCTCAGCTCGGCAAGACGGAGGCGATTAATAACGTGGTCGGTTACATGATCGCGCACGCACCAGGCCCCGCGATGTTTGTGCAGCCCACCATTGATATGGCGAAACGTTTGAGCAAACAGCGGCTTGATAGTTTGATACATGAGACACCATGCTTAGCGGACAAGGTTGCACCAGCTAGGAGTCGGGACTCTGGAAACACGATGTTTTCCAAAGAATACCCTGGAGGTATTTTGCTTTTAACCGGTGCAAACAGCGCAACTGGTCTTCGGTCAGCGCCCTGTCGGTGGGTGTTGTTGGATGAGGTTGATGCTTTCCCTGCTGATGTAGACGGAGAAGGCGATCCATGTGCGCTGGCGGAACGTCGTGCGTCAACGTTTTCGCGTAGAAAGATCATCCTTACTTCTACACCAACTGTCAAGGATATGAGCAGAATAGAGACTGAATATTTAGCAAGTGATCAACGCCGCTTCTTTGTTCCGTGCCCACATTGTGATCACATGCAATGGTTGCAGTGGAAGAATATTCAGTGGCGTGATGCTGATCCTACAACTGCTGTTTATGTTTGCGAAGAATGTGGATGCCACATACCTGAATATCATAAAGGCGAGATGTTGCGTCGTGGCGAATGGCGATCTACATCAACTTCAGAGGATCCTCGCACTGTTGGGTTTCACTTATCATCGCTTTATTCGCCGCTGGGTTGGAAGGGTTGGGAAGAAATTGTCACTGAATTTTTAAGGGCTAAATCAGATGCGCCATTGTTAAAGACGTTTGTCAACACTGTGCTTGGCGAAACTTGGGAGGAGGAAGTTGGCGCGAGGCTGGGTGCTGATGGTCTTCGTGAGCGTGCTGAATTTTATCCTGCAGGTGAAATCCCTGATGGTGCAAGTATTGTGACGGCTGGCGTTGACGTGCAGGACAACCGACTAGCAATTGGAATTTACGCTTGGGGACAGGGTGAGGAGTGCTGGCTAATTTCACACGCTGAAATCTATGGCGACCCTGCTGGCAAGAAACTATGGGATCAGCTTGATGATGTTATTTTACGCACTTACAAGACAACAACTGGTAAGGAAGTAAGGATTAATTCAATTGGAATTGACTCTGGCGGCCACTTTACTTCGGAGGTTTATGCATACGCACGCGAACGCGCAAAGCACAATGTTTTTGCGTTAAAAGGTCAGTCACAACGCAACAAACCTGCTATTGGCAAGCCCAGCAAAGTTGACATCAATTATCGCGGGCAGGTGTTGAAAAACTCCGCGCAGGTGTATCCCGTTGGTGCTGACACCATAAAGACTACGCTGTTTGGCCGCTTGAAGCACAACGAAGTTGGCGCAGGGTATATCCATTTTCATGCAGAAGCCGGACAGGAGTATTTCAAGCAACTCACTTCCGAGCGACAGGTTGTGCGGTACGTCAAGGGTTTTGCTGTTAGGGAATGGAAGAAAAAAGCAGGTGATCGTAATGAAGCATTGGACTGCTTCGTTTACAGCTACGCAGCGTTAAATTTCTTATACATGCGATTCAACCGTAATACAATATTTGAGCAATTCGCAAAAGCTAAAGTTGTAAAGGCTGACAAACAACCTGACAAGCCGGTAGAATCTGAACAGCAACCGCTTCGTCGTCGGCGCATTGCACGACAGCGAGGATCATTCGTGACGAACTGGTGACGATTTCTGTTCCTGAAATTATCCACGCAGGTGACACGGTCATCTTTGACGTTCCTGCGTTTGTTGACACGATCGGCAACAACATCACTAGCGGAACTTACACGCTGACTTGGTACGCTAGGACCAACACCGCATCTGAAGGTGCCACCATTGTTGGCGTTGCAGAATCGGATGGCTGGCGCGTTACTGTCCCCAGCAGCACGACGACGAACTTCGATGCAGGACTTTGGACATGGCAGGCCATCACAACCGCAGGAGCACTACAGCACACTGCTGGTCGCGGTCAATTTACAGTCAAAGCGACACTGGGCTATACAGGAACGCCTGGTGCGTTTGACGATCGTTCGCGAGCTGAAATCGACCTTGAGAAAGTTGAAGCCGCAATACGGACGCTCGCGGAAGGCGGTGTTGTGCAAGAGTACACAATTGGAAACAGGAGCCTGAAGCGTTATAAAATGACAGAGCTTCTGCAACTACGGGATACCTTGAAAGCTGAAGTTGACAGAGAGCGCCGCGCTGAAAAGGTCCGACAGGGCCTCGGTAATCCTGGCGTCACTCGCGTGAGGTTTATCTGAGATGTGGCCCTTCACTCGTCGCAAAAAGCGTCAACGCCGCAACTATGCCGGTGCTGATCTGAATCGCCTTACAAGCGATTGGGTTAGTCAAGGCACTAGCGCTGATTCGGAAGTCAAGAACAGCCTTCGGATTCTGCGTAATCGCGCTCGCTCGCTGGTTCGTGATTCAGACTTTGCAAAATCTGCTTTGCGTGCCCTTGTCAATAATGTTGTCGGGCAAGGCATCAAGCATCAGGCGCAAGTCCGAATGATTCGTGGCGGCCGCCTTGACGAAAGGCTAAATAGCGTCATCGAGCACGAATGGCGAAAGTGGGGAAAGGCTAAGAATTGTCACGCTGGTGGCACGTTGAGCTGGAATGAAGTTCAGCGCTTGTGTATGCGCAGCATGATCGAAACGGGCGAGGTGTTTGTCCGCTTTGTGAATCAACGCTTTGGCGACTCTCGCGTGCCGTTTGGTCTTGAGGTTATTGAGGCTGATCTGCTCGACGATGATTACACAGGCTTTGAGGCAAATGGCAATCGCGTCCGTATGGGCGTTGAAATTAATGAATGGGGACGGCCGGTCGCATACCATTTCCTGACGTATCACCCTGGTGATTATCAGTTTTCATACGGAAATGTTGCGAAAAAGCGTCGTGTTCGTGTACCGGCCGAAGAAATCATTCATCTTTACAGCACCGAGCGTCCGGGGCAGACCCGTGGTGTAACCGCATTTGCCTCGGCAATTATGCGTCTCAATAACTTGAGAGGTTACGAAGAGGCAGAGATTATCGCGGCCCGTGCCAGCTCAGCAATGATGGGCTTTGTTCGCACGCCTGATCAGGAGCTGTTTGAGGATGGCACGTTTGAAGATCAGTCGGTGCTGGACTTCGCTCCTGGCAGCATCCGCCGTCTCGCACCGGGTGAAGAGATGCAGTTCTTCTCACCTCAGCGGCCAGATGATGCTTTTACGCCTTTTGTTGCGCAGATGTTGCGTGCCGTCGCCTCCGGTGTTGGATGCAGCTACACGCAAGTGAGCAGTGATTTTTCACAATCAAATTACAGTTCTTCTCGGCTTGAATTGATTGAAACTCGCGCTCATTATCGCGGTTTGCAGCAATACATTATTGAGCGCCTCTGTCAACCCGTCTATGAAAAATGGATGGAAATGGCCGTTATGGCAGGCGAATTGCGTGTGTCGGGGTTTGATATGGATCCTGATCGATACTACGAATCAAAATGGGTTGCACCAGCAGCACAATTCGTTGATCCGCAAAAGGAAGCAGAAGCTTACAAATCCTTGATTCGCAGTGGCATCATGACGCTGTCGCAAGTCATTGCTTTGCACGGCGGCGATTTTGAGGAAACAATGAGGCAAAGACAGCATGAGCTTGCCACAATGGACGAGCTTGGCATTGTTTTGGATTCTGACCCTAGTGCAGTTGACAAGGCAGGCCAATCACAAAACCCGCCGCCTGAAGAAACGGCTCATCCTGAAAACCACGAGGAGGAATCCTAATGGCTAATGTCAACGATTGTGATTTAATTGAAGAACAAGTCGAAGCTGAACAGGACATGGATCGTGCTGAGCCCGATGCACTCAAAGTCGGTGATTTTGTTAGCTGGAGTTCTTCTGGCGGTACTGCTCGCGGACGCATTGTTCGTGTTGAACGAGACGGAACAATTGATGTCCCTGATTCGTCTTTTACTATTACTGGCACTGCGGACGATCCCGCCGCATTGATTACGCT